TTTGATGATGTTATTATAGCTCAAGTTAGATACGAGCAGCATGTTGTTGAGGCTCATAAAATCCTAGGACTACAAAAAGAAGATTACGACAGGCTAAATAAAAGCCTGCATTCTTTAGATATAACTACTCATAGCGGCAGAGAAGCTGTGATGGGGATGTTGAACGAACTTCAAAAGTCTCAAGCGGCGACGGGCGGCGTTGACGAGGATTTCAAAGGTCTTATTGATAGGTTCAGAGCTACGCATATAGAAATGAGCACCCTTCAACGGGATCTTAAAGACTTTAGTCAGGTAGGCGCTCCCGGAGTAGCAACAGCTACGGACGACATGACTTCTAGCTTTGATAGTTTTATCGAGAGGCTTACGAAAACTTTGCAAAAGGCGCAAGGATTAACGCCTGCACAAATGCTCGGCATACAGCTGCAAAACATGGAGGGGCTCACTCAAGCGGAAAAAGATCTAGCATCTGAAATGGTCCGTAGATTGCGTTTGCAAGAGATTGCCGATCAAAAAGGCAAGGACGCAATTCAGGCTCAAAAAGATGCCAAAGCAGCTGAAAGAGCGCGGATGAGGAGAGAGAGCGAAATGCTGCGCCAGGTCGGGCTCGAAATAGACGGTCCAGCGCCAGATAGAGAAAGGCTTAAAACAGAGAAGAAGCTAGAGAGCATGAGGACAGGATTCTTGTCTGAACTTGAGCTTATATCTCAGCAGGAGAATCATAAGCGCCGAATTGGCTGCTGCAAAAATGCTTGCTATGGGTGTTGGAATATTCGGTCTCGGCGCCATACCGGCTTCAAACCTAGTCCGAGGCATGGGCTATGCCAGTGCTGCAATCATTATGGCTCAAGCAGTTGCTTCGTTTGAAGGAGGTGGTTTTACCGGCCGCGGCGCTAGATCGGGAGGCATGGACGGAAAAGGCGGTTTTATGGCGATGCTACATCCCAATGAAAAAATCACTGACATGCATAACGGTGGCGGCTCTGGGATTACAATCATAAACAATGTAGACGCTACCGGGGCAGGCCCAGAAGTAGACCAGAAGATCCGCACGGCTATGGAGAAACTGGTAGAGGAAGGCTAGTATGACCCAGTTTATATTCCCTAACATAAACCCAACATCTAGCACCTGGGAGCTAGTCACCAACACCAGGGTGTTCCGGTCGCCTTTGACTAATGCTGTGCAGACAGCATCCCGTAAGGGCTCTCTGTGGAAGTGTACGATGCAGTACAACAATGTATCGGGAGAAACTAGAGCTCTTCTCCAGGCTTTCTTGACAAGGCTTAACGGCCAAGAGCATAGGTTTCTGTTGAGAGACTTTGCTTACACTAGGAGAGGTTCAGGCGAAGATAGCACTCTTGTCACAGCGGCAAATCAAACAGGCACTTCAGTTGATTTGACAGGCGCTCCGGTTAATCAATCGAACTATATGCTTGCTGGTGATTATTTAAGGATTAATAACGAGCTGCACATAGTTGTTGGCAGCTGGGATTCTGGCACTAATACTGATACTTACGCATACAACACAGATTCATCTGGTCATATAACGGTAAATATTGCGCCACCCTTGCGTAATACGACTGTATTAGATGACCCGGCAGACGTTGTTGCTCCAGTTTTTGGCGTTTTTATTTTGGGTAATAACCCTTCATGGAGTAATGACGTTGGCGGTATCAGCAACATTACAATAGAGGCTATGGAGGACGTTTTAGCATGAGCAGAGGGTTTTCCCCAGCCGTAGCAGATGCGCTTGCTGCAGGGCACGTAAGGTTGTTGTCGTTCGCCAAGTTAGAGTTTTCTAGCCAGACGATGTATGTGCATAACGGGATAGGAGAATATCAGTTTGATGGCCAAACTTGGCAAGGTCTAGGTGATTTGGCAACAATATCTGCTGTAGAAGAGGGTACAGACGTTTCGCCTTATTCGATAACTCTCAGCTTGTCTTTGCTCGATTCCACTTTAGCAGAGCAAGCCTTAGAAGAAAATTATTACATGCGACCAGTGACCATATACCTTGGTGTGTTGGACGAGAATGATGATTTCGTACAAGAGTCAAACCCTGTAAATACGAACAATCCTGTCCCTCTATGGTCTGGTCACATGGATCAAATGGCAGTGACTGTTGGTTCTGATCAAGGTGATATCATAACCATGACGTGTGAATCTCAGTTATCGTTATTACAGAGAAGTCGGAATCTAATGTTCACTAATACTTGGCAACAGTCACGGTACTCAGGTGACAAATTCTTTAATTTGTTAGCGTTCATAGAGGGCGTAAAGGTTGAATGGAAAGGTAAAGGAGGTGTAATAGGCGCTGGAGATATAGACCTTTCTCAGCCATCGAGGGGTCCTGGAAGATATAGGCATTAACATGGCGTCGAAATTAGACGTATTAAGAGCTGCTAACAAGTGGAAAAAGAGACGGTTTAACTACGGTGAGGCCGACTGCTGTCAGTGGGCAGGGTTTGTAGTAAAAGAATTAACTGGCGTAGATTATTTAGAGTCTTTCAGCTACCAAGATGAAGCTTCAGCCTATAAAATAATAGAAGGCAATGGGAGCCTAAAGCATACGGTATCGAGTGTTTTAGGGCCTCCAAGCAAGACGTTAAGCGATGGAGATCCATGCCTAGTAAGAATGTCTACTGGTGATTTGATGGGCATAAAGCTTGGCGACAAGATACTGTGCCTTTGTAAGAACGGTATCATCCAAATAGACCAAGAAAACCTAATATGCGGATGGAATAAATGCCGAATGCAATAATCACAGCAATAATGTTCGTGGGCAATCTGGTGATGACTGCCTTGCCAATGATCGAAGTGGTTTTTGGCATTAGCGGAGCGACGTATTTTGTCACCGGCGCGCTCGCGATAACTGCTGGCGTTGTTGGTATGTCAAAGCTTATGGAAATGTCAATTCCAAGGCCAGACTCTAATTATGCTAGGCAAAAAACCGTAAGATCGACAACCGCTCCAGTTAAGCGGGTTTACGGTGAGTCGTTGATATCAGGCCCTGTAGCGTTTATAGGTGTTGGCGGTACAGGCAACCAAGACTTATGGCATGTAATTGCTTTGACGGGTGATAAGTCAGAGGCAATCACAGATATTTATTTAGACAACGTGATTATCCCCAACGCTGATATAAACAGTGGAAACGCGGCTGGCGGCATTGTTAACGGCACTAGCACGATCTTTAGGCCGGTAGACTCGACCACCTTGGTCACAGTTTATAAATATATTGGGGGTCAAACGGCAGTTAGCCAGCCTGTAGCTAGTGAGTTCTTTAAATGGACTAGCGATCATGAAGGCCAAGGTCTTACCTACATTGCCACTAAGTTTTCATTTCCTGATAACGAAAGGATCGCAGAGGTCTGGAACAAGTACAACCCGCAAGACATAAAGGCCCTGGTGAAGGGCATGGCCATTTACGATCCGCGCAAAGACAGCACTTCGCCTGAGTATGATTCAAGTTTGGGGGTTTCTACGCAGAGGCTTTCAGATAGCACCACCTGGCAATGGTCGGACAACCCGGCTCTGTGCTTGGCTAACTACATCATCGATGATCAGTTTGGCATGGGTGTTCCGTCTTCTGCAATTGATTGGGCTGCTGTTCACTCTTCTGCGGATTATGCAGATGCACTTGTTTCTATCCCGGGCTCGCAGACTCAGAAGAGATTCACATGTAACGGTGTCCTGTACGGAACCGATAGTCACGCTCAGAACATAAACAAGATCTTGAGCTCGATGAATGGATCGCTTGTCTACTCTAGCGGTAAGTATGTAATGCAGGCCGGTCAGTATATAGAGCCCGAGTCAAACGCAATCCATACCGATAATGACCCGAATGGCCCTATTAATATCACCGTGGCCAACACCCGGGATGACAGATTTAACACGATCAAGGGTACTCACTTCAACCCAGAAGATCTGCATAAGAAGGTCGCATTCCCAGAAGTTCAGTTGGCAGACATAGCGACCAGGGACGCAGGAGAGGTCCTCTATAAGGAAGTAGAGCTTCCTATGACCAATGACGTATACATGTGTCAGCGGTTGACCTATCAAATGATTAACAGGTCTAACGATCAATTGTTAATCGAGTTCCCCTGCAATCTAAAAGCTCTACGTTACACAGTTGGAGACC